TCAGAGATACACGGCTTCATCACAACGATTGATGATGTTGTTATCATAGCTCCAATCATAAAAGAATATATGGAAGTAGCTATCAAAAATGATGAACATCTTGTGAAACTTGCTGGTGTATTACAACGAATCATTTCAAGATCATCTGATGGTATTGATGATGAAAGTATGTTATTATCAGATTCGGAGAAAGAAGAACTGATGTCAACACTTCAAGATTCAGTTCAAGACTTACAAAATGAAAGTGATAGATTGAATAAGATAAAAGAAGATACAGTAAAAACTAAAAAAGATTTTATGGATAATTAGAATGGGTTCAGTATTCGCAACAAAACCAGATGTATTTATTATTGACCCACTAACTGGACAAGACACTATACCTACACCATTTTATATACAATTTGTACCCGGTAGTGTTACAGACGTAGTAACATCACTTGACAGTTTATATTCAGATAATAACCCTAAAAATCTAAATTCTATTATAGCTGAACCACACATCTTACCATCAGATAAAAGATTTAAAGATAGAATTACTGACTCTGAAAAAGATAGATATATGCCATTGTTCAGAGGTATGACAGATGTACCAGTTAAAGGTGATCCAGTTTTGTTATGTACAATTGGTAAAATAAATTATTATTTAGGACCATTAAATACAGATAATAAACCTACTTTAAATAATGATAATCTATATATTCCAAGACAAGATATACCATTACCTGGACAAGAACAGGCTACTGTAACAGAGGCGATGGGTCAATCATTAAATTTTATTAATACACAACATACAAGATTATCAAAAAAGTATAAACCAGAATTAGATGGTGATGATGCATTTAGTTACAATGAAATACACGGTGATCAAATATTTGAAGGACGACACGGTAATAGTATAAGAATAGGTAGTAGAGACATATATCCATATCTAATATTATCTAATCATAGAACTGAAAGTAATGAAGAAGAAAGTCTAGCAGATGGAAGTTTAATTAGTATAACATCAAATGGAACATTACAACAACATTTTGGTGGATATTATGATATAGTACAAGAAAAAATAATTCCTCAATTTATCTTAGCATCTGATACAGTTGAAGAAAATAGTAGAACAATCGGAAGTATGATACAATCAGTAAACCAGATTGATGATTCATATCCTTATATATATGAATTTGGAAAACCTGAAGAATCTAATGTAGGTGGTAGTAATCAAATATTATTACATTCAGACAGAATAATTATAAATTCTAAACGAGATAATATATTCCTATCATCAATAAATGATATACATTTAGGAGCGGGAAGAAATTTAACTATTTCAACAAAAGAATCATTAATAATTGAATCTCAAAATATTTATTTAGGGAGTCCGATAAAAAATAAAGAACCTGTAGAAATAGAACCATTAGTTTTAGGTAATCAATTAAAAATAGTATTAGGATCTATGTTAGATATTATAGAATCATTAAAGGTAACAGCTTGTATAGCGGGACTGTCTGGTCCTATCGACTTAGTAACATTAAATAGTATAAAAAGTTTAAGAAGTGAATTAATGAACTTTGAGAGTAATTATCATTTTATAGAACCAAATGAAGGTGCTAATAAACAATAGGAGGTCATATGAAGAAATCAGAACTAAGAACAATAGTTAGAGAAATAGTAAGAGAAGAAGTTGCAATGGCAATTCACGAAGTAATAACTGAATTGAAAGAACCAACTGTTGAGAGAAAACCAATAGTTAAAAAACAATCAAAGAAAAAACTAGTTGAGAAGAAACATTTTACATCCAATTCAGTATTAAATGATGTATTAAATGAAACAGCGAATGGTGATAGTGATTGGGAAACAATGGGTGGAACACAATATACATCTGAAAGAATGAATGAACTTATAGGTGGACAATATAAGGATATATTAAATGGTGGTACGAACAATGTTCCATTACCACAAACAGATACAGAGGGAAGACCAGTAGATACTAATCATATTTCAGACGATTTAATGAACAATCTTACAAAAGATTATAGTCAAACATTAAAGGCTATGGAAAAAGCTAGTGATAAAACACGAGGAATTTAATGGGATTAAGTGATAATATATTTGAAGTGTTAAAAACATCAATGGAATCTGATACTGAATTAGATGATGCTCAACGAAGTAATTTATCTAATATATCTGATGGTATTACAGAGGCTCTTGTTGAGTTCTTAACTAAATGTGAATTTAGAATTACAAAATTAAATGCTAATGTCGTATTAGAAGATTTTAGTATACCGCCTCAACGAGGTGATGTTTTACCATCTGTTCAAAGTATAGATATACCATATCCAGCTGGTGCACCAGCAGGGGCCGTATCTGTTCCACTTAATCCAAGTAGTTTACAGAATGGTGTTTTAACAAAAGCTATAGATATAAGTAAAGATATTGGTAATTTAGAATCTACTGGTTATGTTTATATTGGTAGTGACCCAGAACATCAAGAAAGTTTTGATGTTGATGATGAATCTGGTCAAAGAACATTTACAACAGTTAAATTATTTAGAGATGACATAGAGGATTTATTATAAGATGGCAGTAAAAGATACAACAAGAAAACCATATATAGAAGATAATGATGAAAACATTTTTATTGGAATAGACTTACCATTTAGAAAATCAAATGGTGTTGAAGGTTATTTTGAATCTACATCAACAACGATTGAAGCCGTTAAAAATAATATCCGTAATCTTTTAAATACACATCAGAGTGAAAGGTTAATGCAACCAAATCTTGGAATAAATTTAAGAAAGTATCTTTTTGAACAATATTCAGATGAAACAACATTTTCAATTCAAAATGATATTGTTGATACATTTAGAAACTGGTTACCATTTGTTGACATACAAGACATACGAGTTAATATGAGTAATAGTGATGATGCTGTTGGTAAGAATACAATGAATGTAACAATTGTATTTAATATAACAAAAGACCCAAATACATTAGAATCAGTATCTATTGAAATAGGAGAATAGAATAAATGCCATCATATAATAAAAAAGAATTTAAAGAATCTAATGTAAACTATTTAAACAAAGATTTTTCAAGTTTAAAAGGTTCACTTATAAACTATGCTAAATCTTATTTTCCAAACACATATCGTGATTTTAATGAAACTTCACCTGGAATGATGTTGATAGAAATGTCGGCGTATGTTGGAGATGTATTATCATTTTATATCGACCAACAATATCGTGAGATGATGTTACCATTAGCAGAAGAAAGAAGAAATGTTGTTAATATGGCGAAGATGTTAGGATATAAAGTTAAACCTATTGTTCCTGCATTTGTTGATTTAACATTTAAACAAGATGTTACTATTGTAACAGATAACCCCGACAAAGTTGATTACTCAGCAGCCGGAACATTTGATAAAGGAATTAAAGTAACATCAACAACAAATTCAGATATAATATTTGAAACATTAGATGTAGTTGATTTTACAATAACTGGTTCTACTGATTTAGATACACCAACAACTGACACGGATAGTGGATTAGCAACACAATATACACTTGAAAGAACTGTTAGAGCAATTAGTGGTGAAACAAAAACAAAAACATTTACAGTAACAGCACCAACAAAATTCTTAAAACTAACCTTATCAGATACAAATGTGATTGATATAATTAGTGTTGTCGATTCAAATGGGAATAATTGGTATGAAGTTGATTATCTAGCACAAGATAAAGTTCCAGTCGAAACTCATTATACATCAGTTGATGGTAGAGATACTGCTTATCATAGTTTAGATGATGGTGATGATACTACAAGTGAACGAAGTGAAGTAGCAGTTCCATATTCATTATCTTACATCAATACAAGTAAAAGATTTACAACAGAAATAAATGAAGATAGTACAACATCATTAGTATTTGGTAATGGTATACTAAAAAATGGAACAGTAATTGGTGATTCATATTTAGATTTAGAACAAGTAGGTATTTCAATTCCAGGACAAACTGATAGTTTAACATCAGGATTAGACCCACTACTCGGAGACGAATATTCAACATTAGGTGAAACTCCAGTTCAAACAACTTTAACTATAACTTACAGAGTTGGTGGTGGTATAGCAGCTAATGTGACTAAAGGTGATTTGACATCAGTTGGAACTGTAACTTCATTACCTGGCTCAACTGGAACAATAGCGTCAGTAACAAACAACATACCAGCTCGAGGTGGAAAAAATCAAGATAGTGTTGATGAGATAAGAGAAAAAACAAAAGCATTTTTCACAACACAAAACAGATGTGTTACAAAAGAAGATTACGAAGCTCGTGTTATGAACATCTCATCAAAGTTTGGTAGTATTGCTAAGGTGTATGTTAGTAGGACTGATGTAGCCGCACAGATATCAGGTACACCATCCGAGGTATTTACAGCTTATACAGCGGTCATTGAAGATTTATTTACTACGATATCTACAGCTACAGATCTCGAAATCTTACAAACATCAGCTACGAATCTGTACGGTACACTCGATGTACCAACTCCTGCACAAATTACTGATATACAGGAGTTAGGAACAATAAACATATTCGTTCTATCATATGATAACAACAAAAATTTAGTTGGCAATCCACATTGGAATCATGCAAATATAACTTCGACAGACAATGTTCCATTACTATTAACACAAAACATTAAAAACTATTTAAGTGAATTTAAAATATTAACAGATTTGATAACTATTCAAGATGGATATATAATTAACTTCGGTGTATTCTTTGATGTAGTATCACATAAACACGCAAATAAACAAGAAATTAAATTATTATGTATTGAAAAGATAAAAGAATATTTCAATATAGATAAACTGCAATTCGGTCAACCAATATTTATAAGTCAATTAGAATATGAACTGATGGGTATAGATGGAGTAAGAGCTGTTAATTATGTAACTATAACACAAAATAACGATTATAATGGTGGTCCAGGGTATCAAACTTTAGGAGACAACGGTACTTTTTATTATTCTTTCACAGATGGAATACCATCGACCGATGGTGAACCTGGTTATGGATGGCAATATGATTTCGACATCGCAAACGATAATGGAATCATCTTACCAGCCAATCCAAACAATCCAGCAGTATTTGAATTAAAAAATCCAAACCAAAACATAAAGGGGGTAGTTAGATAATGCATCATTTTATTTTCCCAACATCAGACGCGTGGATATCAAGTGGTTCAAGTCATATTGACGGAACATCATACACAGATGCAAACTTCGGTCAAGATGAAATCCTTGAAGTTAAAAAAGAATTTTGGAACTCATCTTTTGATTATCCAACACGAGCCTTAATAAATTTTACAGGAACTGACTTTACAAATATGTCACAATCTATAGTTGTTGGTGATATAACAAGTCCTACATTTCATTTAAGACTTTATGAAGCAGAAGGTAATTCAGATTTATCAACAGAATATAAATTATTAGCTCAACCACTATCTCAATCTTGGGATGAAGGTAGAGGTAAATTTGGTGATTCTCCGAAAGTAACAAATGGTATAAGTTGGAAGAATAGAAATTATCCAGATGGTGGAACAGCAGTTAGTTGGAGTAATGCTGATGGAACAACTTCTTATGGTGGAGCTGTACATTCTGTAAGTTCATCTGTTCAGTCATTTTCATATGAGTCACCAGATGTCGAATTAGATATATCAGATATGGTTAATGGGTGGTTAGGTGGTGAAATAACAAATAATGGATTGTTGTTAAGATTTAGTGGAAGTCAAGAAACAAATAGTACAACATTTGGTAAATTAAAATTCTTTTCAAGAAATACACATACAATATATGCACCTAAACTTGAAGTTAGATGGGATGACCACAAACCTTGTACTGGTTCAAATACGGGAAGTTTGTTACCAATAACTATGAGTGGTGCTGTAGATAATTATCTTTATATGAAAAATATTAAAGAGAGTTACAAAGAAAATGAAAAAGTTAAATTTAGAGTTGGTGTAAGAAAACAATATATTCAAAAAACATTTTCAACATCAGTTCAAACAGCATCTGGTTCATATATACCTGAAGGAAGTGGAAGTTATTCAATTGTTGATATGGCGACTGGTGAAACAACTGTTCCATTTAGTGCACATACATCAATGTCTTGTGATTCAACTTCTAATTATTTCATTCAATGGTTAAATGGTTTTTATCCAAATAGAGCTTATAAAATATTGTTCAAACTTAAACTTGATGATGGTCAAGAACAAATATTTGATAATGATTTTGAATTTATAGTAAGAAAATAATATAAGGAATAAGATATGGCTGTTACATTAGAACAAGTCTTAGATAAGATAGCAACAACACTTATAACGAATGGTGTAGTTGATCCTACAACTATTAGAGATAATCAAAAAACAATTCGTAATGGTATTATTCAAGTAGCT